CACAATGACTTATAACAATAAGAAAATCATTGAGGCAGCACCACTTAACCAAGCAGAACCCAGCGATAACCGTCGTATGGACCGCGCAACCAGCCCTATAGCTGGATTTGAACTTACTGACGTAAATGCACGCAACTTTGATGATGTGATGCATGCTATGGTCAATGTAGTTCGAGACGCCAAACGTTTAAGCAACAAGGAGGATTATGTTGTACAAAAACAGATTAGTAAAATGGCTGATATTTCTAATAAGACTATCAAAATGGCTAAAGCTAGTCTTCGTAATTCTAACGGTCGATTGTTATCTCAAAAACAATCCTTATTTGGTTTCCAAATGCCCCAACAAATTGAAGAAAGACTTAATGGAGCAATCACAAATATTGAGAAAGTTACTGCAAGTATTTCTGATAAAGATGGGTGTGATAAAATCAAAGAAGAGACTGCTAAGATTATGGAATTAGTTAAAACCTTTGCTGGATCTGCAACAAATGTTACACGTGTAATCACAGGTGTAGCTTTAGTCGCATTCTTCGGTATTGTTTGTAAAACAGTTTCTAATGTATTACAAATGTCTGGTGTCGAAGATGATGGATTCCGCAATAAGGTAGCCTTATTTGTTAGCACGATTTCTACGGTAATAGCTATGAATCCAACCATTCCCGAATGGTTAATGACTCAACTTAAAAGAGCATTCACTTGGATTGTTGATGCAACAAGTTTAAAGGAATACGATGAGAAGCTTTATGATAAATCTCAAAAGCAATCTGCTATGTATGCTTCCACGGGTATTGGAGCCTTAGTTTTGGCTGCAACTCATTGGATGCATGGAGGAACTGAAGATCCTTCTCCATTCTATAAAACTTTTAAAAGTACAACCAAGAATTTGGCTGATAATTATAGAACTTCTAAGAGTTTGACTGAATTGACTACTTGTATTTTCGAGTTTTTGTCAACTTCTGTCAATTTTGTCAGAACTGAAGTATGCGGTTTGGCACCTTTTAGATCTATATTAAATTTATCTGCTGAAATGACTGAATGGGCTGATGAAGTTGAGAGAGTTGAAAAGATGTATCAAGATGGAAACTTTGAACAAAATGTAGACAATGCTCGAACTATTAATAGACTTAAGAATACTTATCTTAAGTGGTTCATTACAATTAGTGATCGAGATGGTGATGTTTTAAGAAAGAAGCTTTCATTCCATATCAAGTGTGTCATGGATATTCAAAAAGAATTCAAGAATTATTTCAAAGGAAATGGATCACCAAGACCCGAACCCTTAGCAATAGTGTTTGTGGGCAAACCAGGAGGTGGAAAGTCACTCCTTAGTTGGGAAGTTGCAACGAGATTAACTGCAGCTTTGATGCCTGATTCACAATTAGATTCAGCTGAGGCCAATAATTATGCAAAATACATTTTCCAATGGCATGTTGGAAAGAATCATTATGATGCTTTAGGTAATCAAATTGGTTGTGTTTGTGATGATATTGGACAGTTTTTAGATGCCTTATGCGTAGATCCCGCAAATAATGAATGGTTGAATTTATTGAGAATGACGAATTCAGCACCTTATGAAGCACCAATGGCAGCATTGGAAGATAAAGGTAATACTTTTGCTCAATTCGAATTTGTAATTTGTACATCAAATGTAACAAATTTGAAAGGCAATATTAAGAATTTATCTGATCCTAGTGCCATTGATAGAAGACTAGATATTTATCAAGTTTATCCTAAGGATGAATATGCATTGCAAGAAGAATTGACAGTGCAAGCCCAGGAATATAAGGCTACACATGCAAATAATGATGAATTTGAAAGAGAGTGGCCAAAGTGGTTAAAACTCAACACTTCATCTCCATTTAATGTGAATAAGGTTTGGCTTCAACCTGTAGATTTTACAGGAAAAGACAAACCTGGTCAACCTAGGATGGAATTCGATGCTGTTTATAAAGGCTGGCTTGATGAAGTTAAAAGAAGGAAAGCTTTCTTTGAGGAATTTAACACTGGATTAGTTCAAAATTTCACTAAGATGGTTGAAGATAGAAAGAGTAAAAAGCAATCTGGAGCTAGTGAAGAACCTACTCACAATGTTTTACCTGATGTTATTTCAACTTTTGATGATAAAGAAGAAATGTCGGCTGAGGATATTAAGTCGATACAAGAGATTGTTGATAACACTCCTATGACAGATGAAGAAATTATCCAAGAAGCTTGTAAAGAATTATTTGGAACTCCTGAACCGGAAGATAAAACTATCATTACGAAAGTAAAAGAGCTCTGGTTGGCAATTAAGAGAGCTACTGAAGCTAAAGTCGGACAAGCAATCTCAGCTATGAAAAGATTTAATAAAGTTTTATGGGATAATGTCAAGTTGGCATTAAGAAAAGCATATTCTTTAATTAAAGATTTAGGAAAGTTGATTGCTTCAGCCGCTTCTTTTGTTAATGATAGGGTAGTTCGAGCTTTGAAGATTTCTTATAAGATGGGTTCTAGTACTCTTAAATTCACTAAGGATAAAGCATTTGGTTTTAGAAGTTGGTTAAGCCGATTATGGAATTGGATCAAGGAGAAGATTGCATGGATTGAATCAAAGATGCCAGATAAGGAAACTATAATGTCTTATTTGAAGTATGGTGGTATGTTTGCTGCATTATTGGCTGGTACATATGGTTTGTACAGATATTTTGCAAAGAATGATGAAGAAGTTTCCACTTTTCAAAGATATGGAAATACAGGCTGGTTTAATAGACAAAAGTTGCGTTCTAGACTTAGAGCACAACCTAAATCAGTTAAGCAAAGTGGTACAGATCACGAAGCATGGATGTTGTCAAAGAAGATTATTGATAACAATCTACATGCTATGTTTTTCCATATGTCAAATAAGAATATTATTGCTGCTGGTTCAGCTCTTGGTATTTTTGGTTATACTTATATGATCCCATTACACTATGTCAAAGATGTTGAACATTTAATGGAACAACAAAAAATTTCCGTTGATAAAATAACTCTAGAGTGTATTGGAGATCCTGCTCGCAATGCTAGTTTTTCTTGGGACATGTTGAAATCAACTATGAAAGAATTAGATGGATATGAATTTAAGGATATTTGTTCTTTTACTTTGGATAAAACTGTAGCTATTGAAGTTAAGGATATTCGTACAGCTTTTGTTAATGAAGCTTTGTTCAAAGGTCCAGAGGACAATCCAAATGAGTTGAAGCAGATTGATACTTTTATGACTTGCGTTGAAGGATATGAAGAGAAGGATGGAATTTTAATGCAAAATTGGCACGCCAAATTTGGAAAAGGTAAAATTCTTTCTGAAATGCATGTACATGAAGGAGAAAATTTAGTTCATACCTTAAAGGGTGTCATCGAGACTGAAATGTGTACTGAAAAAGGTGATTGTGGTTCCCCTGTTTATTTGATGAAAAATGACGCTCCTGCTGGAAAATTGTGTGGTATGCACGTAGCAGGGACTGGTCAGCATGGCCATGTAGTGATCATAACTCGGCAGATGATAGATAAATGGTTCCCTAGATCACAAAAGGAAGGAATTATTCAGTGCATTAAGGACTGGTGGAACGATACTGGAGCAAGACCATTAATGTATAAGAACAATTGTTGGGACAAGTCTAAGTGCTCCGATAAAGATGCAAATTTGTTTTCATTATATTTGAATGATAGATTTGGAGTTCACTTGGATACTGAAACAGCTAAGTCTGCTATGCTAGTAGTAGTAATGTATATTGATAATCTTACTGATTCTCGATCAGTTATTAATATCTTACATCAAATGGTTAAAGGACAAAGTGAGTTTGGGAAGTACAAGCAAAAAGATTTTGAAAACTTGTTAAATGAGTTATCAACTTGGTGGCGAGTACGATTCCCTGAATATAGTCCAACGGAATTGGTTACTTTCATGAATAGACGAATGGAATTAGCTACTGAAGAGTTTAACACTGACGGTGAACATGTAAAGGCATGGTTTGATATTCATGACCGAGTGTACTGGTGGACCCGAGCTGGTTGCGAGATTACTTTCCCAATTGAGAGTGAGTTTTCTCACCTTAAACATATTTCATTCCGATCTTTGCTTAAAAAGATTAATGAAGAAGACGAAAAGGAAAGAATTAAGGAACTAGTTCTTAAAAACACTAGATATGAAGTTGTCACGTATAATGATATTACTGAAACAGTTCAAAAAGAAATTGAGAAACGTTCTCAAAAGCAAGGTCTTGTGACGAATAAAATTGACCTTCCCTATGGTGGTGGAACTTTTATCATTGGAGAATATGATGAAGCTTATGCTAAAGCTATGAATTTTGATTTCAATGCTCGATTAACCTACCCAGAACAAGCACCTGTTGCTTGTATTGGAGTTAGAGACAGGGCTCTAAATCAAGCTAGCTCTACTAAGATCATTAAGTCTCCTCTTTATGGACATATGTTACCAGTAACCCAGAAACCGGCCTTACTAAGAAGAAAAGTAGTAAATGGAGAATTTATGGATCCTTATGCTTTGGGAATTGCCAAATTTCAGACTCCTGAGAAAACCTTGGATCAAGATATTGTTGATGCTTGCGCTCAGAGCACTGCTCAAAGAGTATTTAACAAACACCC